CCGCCGTCCATCTTGGCGACCATCGCGGGGTTTTCTTTCTCCTGCTGGAATTTGCTCGAGTCCAGCAGGTCGTTGTGTGGCAAATAGCTGTAGGTGGTCATTTCAGTGCGCCTTTCATACCGTCGCGGAAGGAACCCGGCTGGCTGGCCGCAGTGAGCACAACGTCAAGGATCATCTTCTGGCCGTCAAAGCGCGGCGACCCCTGCTGCTGACCCTGCACGCTCTGGCCGGTCTGGTTGATAACGTTCACGACGACGCCGCCCGCGCCCACGCCGCCCGACTGCTGCTGTTGCTGCCCGCCGGTGATCGTCACGGGGATGCTGCGCCCGTCGGGCAGCGGCACGAACGCCTCGTTCATGCTGCCCTCGCCATACACGGCCACCTGCGGGCTGTTGGCGATGCCGCCGTTCGCATACTTGCGCAGCGCCATCGGCCCCAGCTGGGTCATGATTCCGCCGTTGGCGAAATACTTGTGGCCCGCGGTCGAGTCATACGTGTAGCCGCCCTGCATGTTCGTGCCGGCGGCCGTGCCAAAGAGCGCCCCGCCGCCCGAAACGTCGGTGGAGGTCGCGGTGTTGTTGATCCCCGAGAGGCTGTAGTCGCTGCCGCCGGCGTAGGCGGAGATCATCGACGTGGCGATGCTGCCAAGCGAGCTCAGCCAGCCGCCCGCGCCCGAGCCGCCGCCGTTGATCGACGCGAGCGCCTGCGCGGCGTAGAGCGCGGCGTTGCCGAGCGTGGTTACGCTGCTCGCGGCCGTCACATCGACGCTCGTGCCGAGAATGGTCTGCTTCGCCTGGTCGGCGATGCCGGTGGTCAGCTTGTCGCCCTGCCCCGTGAGCTTGTTGAAGAGACTGCTCACCGAGTCCAGCGGGTGTTGCAGGAAGCTCATGATCCCGCTGGTGAGCGTGCCGCTCGCGGCGCCCGCGCCCGCTGACGGGCCGCTCTCGCCCTGGCCGTTGCCGCCGATCGCCCCCGTTACCTTGTTGGCGAGCCCGTCGTAAAGCGACTGCAGGCCGCCGCCCATCGACTTCTGCAGGCTGATGCGCAGAATGTCGGTGCCGATCGTGTCGAGCAGGTCGCCGAAGTTGAGCTTGCCGGTCTTCGCGACGTTCACGAAGGCGTCGATCGTGGACTCAGCCCACGAGGTCGTCTTCTTGCGCATCTGCTCGGTCGAGTCCTGCCAGTCGATCGCAAGCTGCTGCATCGGCGTGCGCAGCTTCTTCATGTTGTCCAGGTCGCGCGTGACGCGCGCGGCGGCGATCAGCCCCTCTTCGCTGCCCGTGTCGCCGCCGTCGGCCTTCACCTTGTCGAGCCGCGCCTTGGCCGCCTTCTCCCACGCGTCGTTCTCAAGTGCAATCTGCGCGGTGAGGCGGTCGCGCGTGTTCTCGATGAGCGCTGCCTGCGTCTCCTGGTCCTTCTTCACGATGTCGCGCGTGAACTTCACGAGGTCGATCTGGTCGGCCGCGAGCTGGACCTTCTTCATATACTCGACGATCGGCGCGATTTCCTTGGCCGCTTCGGTCGACTTCGTGCCGAGCTTTTCGAGGAACTTGATCGCACCGCGCCCGTTGCTCTCGTCGGAGTCGGGCGTGCTCACGTCGCCCGCCATCAGCTTGGTGATGCTTTCCTGATACTGCTCAGCGAGCGGGGCCAGCTTGCCCTTGAGCGACTCCATCTGCTGCTTGGCGTTCTCGGTGATCTGGAGCATCGTCTCGTCGTCGATGAGCCCCTGCACCTTCGAACCCTTCCAGTCCGGCCGGCTGTCCTTCGCGCCCTTGCCGTGACCTTTCGTGTCGAGTTCGCCGTTCTCCCACATCGCCTTGATCTTCGCCTCGGCGCCGGCGCGAATCTGGTCATACTCGGAGGCACCCGAGACGATCATCTTCAGTTCGTTGGTCGCCTGTGCGAGCTGCGCCTTGATGTCGGCGTTCTTCTTGGCGAAGTGATCCGTCGGCGGCTTGGCGCTGCCGGTGTTCTTGTTCTTTGTGCCGATCTGGTTGGGCGCGTTGAGCGCGTCAATGCTCGACTGCGCCTGCGAAATCTCGTCGTTCAGGCGCTTCTGCTCAGTCGCGGCCGCAGCCATCTGGGCCTGGGCATCCTTGCCGACAAAGCCCTTCTTGATCTGATCGTTGATCGCGTTGCGGCGGCTCGTGAGCGTCGCCACGCGCTGCGCGGTGATGTCTACCTCGACCGCCTTCAGCTGGTCGGCCTGCTGCTGCAGGATCGCCTTCTCCTGGTCGGAGCCGACCTTGACCGTCTTCAGGCGGTCCTTGAAGTCGTCTTGAATGTCAGCGATGCGCTTCGCGCGCGCAGCCGACAATGTGCGCAGCTCCTCGTCGGACTTCTCCTGAAGCCCCTGCGCGTAAGCATGGCTCTCCAGCACCGAATTCGCCTTGTCGAGCGAGCTCTGCGCCTGCTTGCGCACGTCCGAGAGGCTGTTCACCTCGGTCTGCAACGCCTGGCGCTTGGCCTTGAGCGCCTTGACCTCGGGGTCGTTGTCGCCGACCGAGCCGACCCAGTCGCCCTGCTCGTTGTAGCCGCGCTTGCGAAGGCTGATCTGCTCGTCGATGTTGCCGATCTCTGCCTTCTTGTTCTTGATGCCCGAGTCTGCGTCGTCGATCTGGCCCTGCGTGACCTTGTTTTGCTGCATCGCTTTGTTGAGCGTTGCGGCAGACACGGCCGCGCGCGCAGCCTGTGCGGCGGTGTCGCGATACTTTTCCCACAGCGCAATGCCGGCGATGATCGCGGCCGACACGACCGTGATCCAGCCGCCCATCGCGTTGAAGGCAAACTTGAGCTTCATGATGCCGGACTCGAGCATCGCGGCGCCCCGCGTCATCTCGGCCATGTTGGCGACGGCCGTCTGCTCCGCGGTGATTGCGGTCGCAAGCGCGGCGTTCTTCGCGACGAGCGCGGCGTTTTCAGCGCTGGTGGCAGCCGTCAGCCCGTTCGTAGCCACGATCGCTTCCGTTTCGAGCGCGATCGCCTGCTGGAGCGCGTTGTTGCGCGTGAGGATGGCGACCGTCTCCTGCTCGAGCAGCGCAATCTCCGCGCGCATCGAGGCGAGACGCTGTTCCAGCTTGACGGTGTAGGCGTCTTGCGCGGCGTATTCGGCAGCGGTCGCAGCGTTGCTCGCCATGCCCATCTGGGCGCGCTTGTATTGCTCGGCGATCACGAACTGCGTGGCGGCGACTTCGCGCGCTTGCAGCTCCTCGAAGAGCGCAATCTTCTGTGCGAGAACCGCCTCGTTGTTGGCGACTTCCTTCACATACTCTTCGTGGCGTGCGGCGTCGGCGGCGGCATAGCGCTCAGCGTTGGCGTTGATGAGCTTTTGGTTGTCGCCGATCTCCTTGGCGAGCGCTTCCTGGCGGATCTCGCTTTCCTGCGCGATGCTCGCGCGACGCTGTGCGTCAGCGGCAAGGATCTGCTCGGTGACCGACAGCTGCTTGGCCGCGACTGCGTCCTGCGCGATGATCGCGTTGGCGGCGTATTCGCGCCACGATGTGTTCATGCCCACAAGCGCATTGCGCATGCCAGTCAGGAAGTTCCCGACCATGTTCGTGCCGAACACCGCGAGCAGCACCTTGCCAAGCGTCACCAACTGCGGAAGGTATTCGGTGAGCGCCTCCCGGCCACTGTGAAAGAGGCCGATGAGGGTCGTGAACGAGTCGGACAGGTCGTGCGCCCACGCTTTCGCCTGCGGCGTGCCGAAGAGCTTCATGATCTCCTCGAGCTCGCCCTTGGCGGCGTCGAACATCCCCGCTTCGGCGACGTCGTTCTTGAAAAGCTCCCAGCGCACGTTCAGCTTTTCGATTTCGCCCTGCCAGGTGCGCATCTGCTGCGCGGCCGCGCCCATCGAGTCATTCTGGAACACCGCGAGCATCTTGCTGATGGCGCCCGCCGACTGCACGGAGCCGGTGCTGATCGCCTTGGTGAGCGCGGCCATCGACATGCCCATGCCGGTCGCCATTGCCTGCGCGGCGTTCGGGATCGCCTGCGACAGCTGCAGGCGCAGCTCTTGCAGCGAGACGGTGCCCTTGCCCGCCATCTGCTGAATCGCGAGCGACGCACTCTTCAGTTGCTCGGAGCCCCCGCCGTATTTGGCAACCTGATTGACGAGCGCTTCGAGCGAACCCTTCGTCGGGTCGATACCGACCGTCTTGAATTTGACGAACGCGTCCGTGAGCGCGCCGAGCTTGAACGGCGCGTTCTGTTCGAGGTTCAGGATGAACTGCTTGCCAAGCGCGGCGTCGGCGTTGCGGCCGGCGTCGGTCGCGGCGGTAGAGAGGCCCTTCAGGACCGTGGTGAGCTTCTCCAGCTCGCCGGCCGTGTCCATGATCGAGCGCGGCAGCGAGAGGAAGACGCTATCAATGTCCATCAGCGCGAACTTGACCGCGCCGATGGTGGTGACCCACTGATGGAAAGCAACCCCGGCCGAGTTGATCTTCGCCTCGATGGCCTTCACGCCCTGCCCGGTGCTCGCGAATTGTGCTTCGAGCGCCTTCAGCTGGGCGGCGGTGCTCTGCGCGGTGACCTTGAACCCCGAGTCATCGAGGATCAGGTTGTAGCCAATGTTTTCGAGGTTGCTTGCCATCTTCGTCCTGTGTCACTTTGTCGGACGGGCCACCATCGCTTTCAGCTCCGCGAAGCCCGCATCGTCTCTTTGCTCGTTCAGCGGATCGAATCGCTTCTCTTCCGTCTGATAGAGCTCGGCTCGGAGCTTGGTTTCATGGCCCTGCGCGCCCTCGGGGCTTTGGCGGGCCGTGTGCAACATCAAGGCGCGGAGGTCTTCTTCCGCGAGCAGCCGGTTGATGTTGCGGTTCAGGGTCCAGAAAGCGCGAATGGGAAGCCTCATCACTTCCCAATACGTCATGCGGTAATGCCGCTGAACCCGGGTGAAGAGCAGAGCAAAATCAAGCTCCTGCTCTTTCTCTTCTCCCGGCGTCAGTTTTTTTCAGCTTCTCCGCCGTCGGCACCCTCGGCGTCCTTCTTGTCGGGGTCGAACAGACCGCGCAGGAAGGCAACAAGCACGCCGAGCTTTTCGAGCGAGAGCTTTTTCAGCACTGCGTCAGGGATCTCCACCGCGCGCTTGATCGAGGCGATCATTTCTTCGATCTGCACCTTCGGGTCGGTCTGATCCTTCAGGCGGTCGGCGGCGAGGTTCGTCTCGATGAAGCCCTCGACGTCCATCTCTTTCACCGGGTATTCGACGCCACCGATGGTCACCACGCGCTGCGGCGTGCTGGTCGGCAGAGTGTCGAGATTCAGGACTTTCACTTGGCTCATGATGTGTGTCTCGATGTAGGCAGGCCGGCGTGTCGCCGGCCTTATGTCACGTAACGTGTTACTTTTTCAGCAGTTACGGCGCAACCGGTGCGCCGCCGATGGCGAACAGCTCCTCGGTGGCCGGGTCCGGGTAGCCCTGGAAGGTCACGTCGAAGATGCGTTCCTTTTCGACTTCGTAGGCGAAGTTCAGGCCGCCCGAGGTCGCCGCCAGCGGGATCACGAAGTCCTCGCTGTAGTCGTCGGCCGGGATGCCCTTCGGGTGCAGACGCAGTTCGCCCGCCAGATCGAGCAGGGACACGCCCACGCCCGTCGTCACGACAGCCTTCTTGTCGGCACCCGTGCCCACGAGCGAAGCGCCCGGCATCGTTGCGACGAGGTTGTCGAGCGTCGTTTCTGCCAGCGGCACCTTCACCGACACGTCACGGCTCATGATCTGCTCGTTGACGGTGGTCTTGCCGAACTGGTCCACGTTCGTCTTGTGCGTTTCCGTGGTCACGGTCACTTGGACGCCGCCCTGGGTGTAGCCCAGATCCACGCCCTTGTAATAGACCAGGCAGACGCCCATCTTTACGTTCTTTGTATCGCTTGCCACTCAAAACTCCTTTGCAAAGAGGTCCAAGCTACGGTAAGTAACTCGTAACTTAACTATACAGGCTCGACATAGCAACAGTCAATGTTAGCCACGAACTCGGTGACCCCGGAGGCAGGCACCGGGTAGTTGATCGGCAGCGTGCGCGCGCGGCACCACTTCACCAGCATCCCGTCGGCAAGCTCCGTCTCCTGCTCGATCCAGAGCACGTCCATTGCCCGCTTGATGAGCGCCGCACCCGCCGCGTAGCTCTTCGCGCGCACGACCAGTGCGAAGCTGCCCTTGAAGTAGCCCGGCAGCTCCGGGTCGATCGCCGTGCCCTTGTAGTCGGGCTTGAGCAGGATGCCCGTATCCTCAAGGCGCATGGTGTTGATGAAAATCGTTTTCGCGCGCGTGCCGATGCCTTCCTGCTCGAGCAACGCCGCAATCGGTTCGAGGTGCATTACGCCGACTCCTTCACAATCTGCTTGACCTTCTTGCCCATCTCGCCAATGCGCGAACGCATCGCGCGCTCCATGAACTTGCCCCCGACCTTGCCACCGCCGCCATCCTTCGCGCGCGAGGCGGGCCCGAGGCTGAATGCGCCCGTGCCGTAGGGCGCGAGCGCCTCGTGCAGCACCCGGGCGTATTTGATGACCGGCACACCCTTGTTGTCGACGGCGCTCGGATCGATCTGCACGGTGACCACCACGCGGCCGTTGGCGCCGCTGCGGTTCTCGACCGCCTCGATGGCATCCTCGAGCTCGCCGTCATCGACTGGCGCGTTTGCGCGCGCCTCTTCGACGATACGGTCGCCCTCTTCCCGCATGACCGCGAGAATCTTGCGCGCGGCGGTGTCGCCCGTGCGGTTCAACTTCACCGCGAGCAGCTCCGGGTTGAAGTTGCTTTTGACTAGACCCACGGTGCGCACTCCACGTCGTAGTGGTCCAGGCGCCCGAAGGTGGTGTTCTTCGGCGTGATCGAGACGATGCGCAGCGCCACGCCATCGACCGTGAGCTGCGCGCCGAGCACGGCCGTCGTGCCAGGCTCCAGCTTGATCTTCGCGGTGACCCCGAGATCCTCGGCGTGCGCCATCGAGCCCGCCATCTGGGCGCGCTGGTTGGTCACCGACACCTTCTGGACGAGCTCCACGACCGCGCAGCGCTCGGTCTTGCTGGTGCCCGGCGTCTCCTCGCCATAGAGGTTGCGCTCGCCGGCCACTGCGATCTGGCAGTTCTTATTGCCCCGGAACATCGCTGCCCCCTTCCACCCGCGCGAGCGTCGCGCGCGAGTTCGGATGAAAAAGCTCGTTGCGCACCGTGAGATACCCGGGCGTGTCGTCGCTCTCGGCAAACGGGATGATCTGCCCGTGACCCTCGTGCTTGGGGTCCGCATACCGCAGCGCGACCGACGTGTCACCGCGCGCTGCGGCGGCGCGCACGAACGCGTCTGCGTAGATGCCCTGCAAGGCGCCCTTGAGCGTCGCGGAAACGAACTGGGAGCTCTTCCAGCGCCGCCCGAGCGTGTCGGTCTGCCCGAAGGTGATGCCGCGCGCCCGCTCGCTGATGCCCGCTGCAATCACCGCGGAGCTGTAGCCGCGGCCACCCGCGGCGAGCAGCATCTCAACCTTCAGATGGAAGTCCCGAATCCGGCCGTGCGCGACCTCGGCATCCCGGGCGAGTGCCTGCGAGACGGTGCCAAGCGCGGCGTCGCGCGTGGCGCGCGCGTCGGTCGCCACCTGTGCCGCGACGTGATCGGGCGCATTGGGATCGGCGTTCACGACCGCGTTGTGCGCGACATCAGTGACGGCCGTGTCAAACACCGCGGCGAGCGCCGTCAGCGTGGTGCTCTGCATGCGCTGGATGGTCGCGAGCATCACGCGCCGCGGCTGCGCGTTCGGGTTCATGGCCTCGGTGACCAGGCCCGCGAGCGCGCTCTGGTATCCGATGATCTGCGATGCGGCGAACTCGCCCATCGTGTCGATGATGACGTTTTTCATACTCGGCTCAGACGGGTGCGGCGCAGCACGTAGCGCGTCATTTCCTGCATCGCGCGCGGGCAAACGAGGCCGCGGTTGGGTCGCACGGCGTTAAAGGAGGTGGTCGAGTCGCCCACCGTCTCGGAGACGATACCGGCGCGCCGCTTCTCCAGCACCGGGTCGGCGTTGAGCAGGTCGTCGGCCTCGATCACCTGTGCGCGTTCGAGGTTGCGGCGAAACGGCGCCGGCAGCCCCAGGTATTCCTCGGGCGTGAGCGTCGTGATGGAATAGAGCGCGAACTCCGGCATCACGTAGTTCATCCAGTTGTCGTCGAACCGGTAGCGGTAGCGCAGCTGGCCGAGGTTCTCGCGGGCCTGAATCATCGCGGCGGCGCGCGCGGCACGATCGGCTGCGGCCCAGCCCGGCAGGTTCGGAATGTCCATCGCGACGAACTCGGCCTTCG